ACTCACTAGAGAAGGCAAATTCGTAAACTCTTTCGTCTTTCTCTGCAAATGTTGTCTCGCCACTACGCTTGTAACATTCTGTAACACTTCTGATAGGATCTATCTTTGTTAATGTGCTGAATCTATGACCTGCATAGATATCTGTCTCTTCACCATCCCTATAAATCTGTATTAGGGCTGCTGGATCTTCTGGTGTTCCGTTAATTACAAATTCAGAGCTTGGTACATCAATCTGACCATCTCTAACAATCCTTGTAATCTTACCTCTAGCAGTACCGCCAGAAGCATTCCATCTTACAAAATCACCAACCTTCAAAGCATCTGGTGCTGCTCGTTTTTTAGTTTTAGTCACAGGCATAGAACGTAACTCCTTTATTCTAGCGGATTTTGGATCTGAAAAACTTTTTCCAGCATCTCCGCCCCATGCCGCCCATGCTACACGACCTTTTGACGGATAGCCATCCTCACCAGGACTAAAACCTTCTGCTTGTTTGTCTACTTCATGTCTTGCAAACCATGCAGACATTTCAACAACAACTTGTGGACTTAGTTCATTACCACTAAGTATCTGTGTTGCTCTTCTTGCTGCTACTTCTGTACCACCTGCTTTACCTTCTGACTTCCAATCTCTATATCTTTGTGCCTCCTCTTTCATGCCAGCAGTTGGCGTTAGGTCTATCTCCGTTCCATTAATAGTTGCCACTTGCTTCCTCCGATACGTTTTCGGCATCTTCGCCTGTTGGTTCTAAGGTATCACCGAATGGATCAATACTACCGACAGGTTTAAATTGTGAACCACCTGATTGTGTTGTAGCACTTGGATCAGAATCGGTCACTATATTCATCTTGTCTAACTTAGCTAGTTCAGATTGTCTCTGTACAAGTAGTTCTTCTACATCACCACCATTCTCTGCAATGCATTCTGACAATGTTTTTAGACCAGACCTAATAGCATCACGCTGTGCCATTACTTCTTTTTGTGGATCAACATAGCTATATCCTCTACATACCCATCTAACCTTTTCGTATCTTTCTGGTTCTGTTTCATATGTAGGTAGTTGCAGTGCATTATTCATAACAGCCATTTCTAACCATGCCTCATATATTGGCTGATAGAAGTTTTCTTTTAGCATCTGCTGTATTGTTCGCCAATGATCTCTATCTTGAATCATTGCCAAACGACTAGAACTGTAGTTGCTTTGGCTGTAGTCAGAACTAATTGCTTCAAAACTGCAACCTAGACCACTAGCCATGCTGCGAAGCATTGTACGAACAAAAGGATCAAACTCTCCGTTAGGACTATCCATATCTGGAATAGTTACGTTACTGCCTGGTTCTAGATACTTAAACTGCCCTGGTTCAAAGCTAGTCACTCTGTCATAGTCATAAACTTCTCCACCAGGATCTAGTTCTCCTTCTGGTGTACTAATAAATCCCATCAATGCACTACTTGCACGACATCTAATTAGACTTGCTTCTATATATCCATCAAGTTGTTTTAAATGGCTTATTGCACTAGCTAAAAATGGTATACCACGATGCTGACCAGGTCTTTGTGGCATGAATAAATGTATTACATCTCTTGCTGGCACAATAATATGTTGCTTTTGTCCAATAGGTGCAGAAAAATTACTATCACCAGGATGTTTAGTAAGAAAGGCATAATTAACAGCACGTTGGAATCTATCCATCTCTATGCCTAAACGCCATACATTTGTAGGATCAGATAACTTACCTTTGTAATCTTCGTCTAACTGATCTGCTTCTATGACTTCTAATGCAAACGGAACTTTGCTTCTACCAAACTGTTTACGATGCATTATTACAAAACTTTCACCACTTTCTATCATTGATCTAACAGCTAATCTTTCAAGCTCAGAAAAACATAAAACACCTCTTACATCGCAGCTATCTTTTCTACCCCACATAGACCATTGACCTTCTATCTGCTCATTTAACTTTGTATATAGCTCATTGTTTCTTTGTTTTCTTATCTGTGCTTGTAATCTTACACCTGTACCAACAACTTGATTTGTAGAGTATCTGATTGCCTGTGCAGCATAATTATTATTACGAACAAGATCATGCACATTTGATCTTAGTTTTACAATGCCTTGCTTCCATTCTTGATCAGCAGATGTTTGGTTAGTTACCCAACTGGCAGACAATCTGTCTACTCTTGCTCCTGTATATGACCTTCTGCGTTTAAATGTTCTGTCTCCTATAGTGTATTCTTTTGCTTTATCAGAAACAATGGCTCGTATAGCAGCAGAAATATTTGCTAGATCTGTTTCCGCTGAAGTCCTATAATCTATTGCACCTGGTGTACCAGTATATTCAAGCTGTTGTTTTACTGTAAGACTACCTTGACCTAGCTTAAATTTTTCTCCTGACTTAGAAACTATTGCACACCAATACCAATCACCTGCATCAAATGCAGCAGTATCTGTTGCACTAATCGTAAACTGCCATCCTGTGTTATATGCACTACCTACACTTGTATGTCCTTCACCTGCTGTATTAGTTCTTAAATAATATGTAAGTGTCCAATCAGTACTTGTTGCATTCTGATTAAAAGGCACAGTTGTTGCCTCATCTCTCCACTTAACAGTTTCACCTGCACTTATAACAGATGGAAGATCAGATACCCACATAATGACCTCTACCAGTTAGTAACATAATCAGATTGTACATTCTTTGGTCTTATTCTACCTCTATTTGCCTTAGAATCACTATTTTGATTTTGATATCGTTTTTCTAGCTGATTCCATAGTGTTCTGCGATCATAAATTTGATACAAACGATGTAATGCTGCATACGCATAAACCATCTCATCTAAAGCTTCATTTCTTACACCACTTTTCTTTACCCATACCCTGTCAAACTGATATCCGTTACGTTGTTTTCTTATTTCTCTTTCTGCTGTAAGTTCTTCAAAATAATCAGAAGTTATAGTCGGATAAAAATGTAAAGCACCTTTACCAGGCTCTGCTTCTTTTAATCTTCTATGCATCTGTGTTTTTATTTTATTAACAGCAACAGAAAACAACATTACGCTACCTCTTCTTGTCTTACCTGTAGATCCATAATCTATTTTGTTTGGCTTACTTAAAAATGCATCGTTGCGTAGTTTGCCAATACCTTTTATAGCTATCATTCCCAACTTAGTTCTTTCTCTTACATAGTTATAGACCTCATCAGTGAAGTGACCACCAGTATCAATAGCAGCTACTTCAATACGCATTTTTATTCCATTTACATTTGTATATGGTGTTTGTAATATTTCATCTAGCTGTTGCCATACATCTGGTCTAGATGGCGAACCATATATTTTTACTCTATCTAATAGAAAAAACTCTTCATTTCTACCAGCACCCCAAACAGACAAACTAAGTCTGTCATCCTGTGTATCAATACCAGCCAATAAAACTAATACTTCTTCTGGGGGTATACCTTTTTCATAATCCTCGTTAGCCGATTTATCCATTAATGCACTAGCACCTACCTTAGATTCATATTCATCTTGCCAAACCTCTCCCATAACAGTGTTATAAAACGTGCGTAACTGCTCTGGATTATCTTTTGATGCCATCCATTCTTCAGCAAGATTAGACCAAGAAGCATTTGGTGAATATGAATAACCTGCCCAAATATGAAAACCAACGTGTTTACCATTACCTTCAGCAGTAGGTCGCCATTCTCCTCTTTCCACCATCCATCGTTTTTTGCTGTGTGGTATAAAAATACCGCACGATTTACAGCAATAAGAGGCTGTATTTAGGTCATTTCCTTGCCATTTTATGTTATTCCAGACAAAATACTGCATTTCACCGCATTCTGGACACGGACAAAAGTATTTACGCTGATCAGATTCGTTATATAGCTTTTCTATGCGTGAAAAGTCTTGAACAGTAGGTGTAGACCCTGCAACTATTTTTCTATTCCAGTAATATTCTGTTCTTCTTATACCTAGCTTTATCTGATCTCCTTCTGTACCCGCTCCACCTACAGGATAGCCATCAACTTCATCAAAAAGAACAATACGTCTACTTACCCTACGAAAACCTCTAGGTGAGTTAGCTCCTACTAGTCCTAACGTACCACCAGGAAACTGTTTTTGTAATAAAGTATTCTGACCATCTTTGGCTTTTGCCTCAGATACTAGACCATGTAAACATTTAGTATCACGCAACATAGGTGCTACTTCTTCCTTAGAATATCCAGTTGCATCTTCTATAGTTGGCTGCACAATCATTATTGGACAAGGATCTTGATGTATGTGATATGCAATAACGTGATTAAGTATTTTAGAATATCCAACTCTTGCTGATTTCATTACTGTAACCTGCTCAATATTAGGATCAGTAATCGCATCCATAATACCTTTCTGATATGGCAGTGTTCTCCAGCGACCACCTTCAGCAGAACTTTCTACAGACAAGTATGCATACTGATCAGCCCATTCACTAAGGCTAAGTTTTTTAGGAGGACGAAATGCTTCTAACGCAGCTTTCTCTAGCTCTTGTAAATTTGTCATGCAGCCTGTGTATCAGCTATCTCTTCTAATGACTCTCTAACAATATCTTCTAAACAATTCATAGCAGAGACATCTAAATCAGGTATGCGTTGTTTTGCCTTGCTAGGTATGCCTAATACTTTTGTTTTAGCTAATGCGATTAACTGCAACCATGTTGCCTTTACTTCTTTACTATCGACAAGCTGTTGTTCTTTCTGCTTACGTTCTATCTCTAACAACTCTGCTTTTAGATGTTCTGTTCTAGCACGACTTTCTTCGTATGCAGGTATATCCGAAACTACTGCCTTCTGCCTTGGCTTGTGATAATTACTAGCTTTTTTCATCTGATTAGGATGATATGTCTTTTCCCAATCTTCTACAAAAGCATCCTTATCTAACATAACTTTTCCATCGTTATCTACAACAGGAGTAAGTCTGCCCTGGTTAATCGCCTTATATACCGCCTGTGGAGTTACGTTCTTT